CTACGCCCCGCCTTTCCTCCGCACCATCTCCGCGATCCACGTGGGCGCGTACGGCGACGTGCAGCCGGGCGACGTCGGGTAATCCCTGAACGCCCCCACCCGCTCGCCGATGGCCACCGCGCGGTCCCGGAATTCCGCGTGCTCGATTCCGATGGCGGCCAGGCACGAGTTCATCGCCCATCGCGTCGCCTCGGGTGCGTCGCGCAGACCGGAGTCGATCGCGTCGAGCAGTGCGGCGAGGTCAAGACCCGCGGGTCTGCCCACCACCCGCCGTGTGGTGAGGTCCCAGGCGGCCGCGGCCACCAGCGGGTCCCCGTCCCCCGCCCACTCCGTCCGCAGTTCCTCCGCGTGCGGCGACTTCTTGACCACGTAGTTCACCAACCAGTCGTGCACCTTGGGCATGCGGGCCGCGCGGACCATGGCGTCCAGCTCGTCGCGATCGAACTCCCGGGGACGGCAGGTGAGCATCGCCAGCAGCCGGGCTGCGCCGTCACCCGTCCCCCACAACTGCAGCGCGAGCTCGTGGCGCGTCTTCAGCCGCTTCGCCAGCGCACGCAGCTCGGAGAGTTTCACGCCGTGATCGTCGCCGTGCCGTGCATTGACCGCGCGGACCTTCGGATCGTCCAGTGCGGCCAGCTCCGACATCACCGAGGGCAGCGACGCCGTCTCGGCCGATTGCTCGCTCATCGCATTCCTCCCGCTCGCCGCGTGGATTCCGGTCGACGCCGCCCGTTCGCGCCCGAGTTCCGCAGCGGAGGCGGCCCAAACGACGAAACGCCAGGTCAAAACCGCGTTTGACCTGGCGTTTCGCTTGCTCCCCCGACTGGACTCGAACCAGTAACCCTTCGATTAACAGATGAACGCTACACCGCTGTGACCTGCACATTTCCCCCTCTGCTGTCTGACTGCTGTCTGCGCTGTCTGAACCGTTCCCGCTCAGACTTCATGTGCGCATCGAGCCGCGCCGGCATGGCATCGAGCTCGTCGTCCCACAGGTGGCTGTAGATGTCGAGGGTGATGGCGGCCGTCCGGTGGCCCAGCATCGTCTGCACCGTCTTGACGTTCGCGCCCGCGTGGATCGCCCACGACGCCGCCGTGTGCCGCAACTCGTAGGTATCCAGCCCGTCGATGCCGTGCTTCGCCCACAGTGGACGCCACCGATTCCGCGTCCACGACAATCCCGCCGACGTCCGCAGCAACGGCGCCGTGCGCCGACGGCCACCGGCCGCGAGGGTGAGATCATCAAGCAGGCCCCCACCGACAGGCACCTCCCGATGCTGGTGCGTCTTGACGTCCCCGACGGTGCCCTTGTCATCGACAGCGCGCTCAACGCGGATCCGGCCGCGCCGCGCGTCAAGGTCCTGTACCTGGAGGCCGAAGCACTCACCCGGCCGGAGCCCGGTCAGCACGAGGGTCCGCACCACAAGCCTGCACGGCTCATCCGGCATCGCGGCCAGCAGCCCGTCGACCTCTCCCACGCTCAAATACCGGCGCGGAGTTTCCGGCGCCGCGGGAAGATCACCCCGCTTCATCGGGTTCGCCGGCACCGCCTTGTGATCGACGGCCAGATCAAGCAGCGCGCGCAGCACGATGCCCGTAGTACGTTTCGACGAACCGCCGAGCGGCTTCGACTCGCCCGGCTTGCACCCCTTCGTCGTCGTCAGCTCGTTCAACCACGCGACCGCGTCCGCCCGTTCGACGTCCCCGCACGGCACGTCCTTCCACCGGGGCTCAATCCGCCGCCACGCCGATTCATACCCCGCGCGCGTCGACTTCGACGTCCCCGACTTCATCGCAGACCACAACACCCACATATCGCCGATCGTGAGCGCCGCGCGCTCCTTGGTGATGTGCGTTCCCGCGCGCGTCCCCGAACCGACGTCCTCCAGATGCGCGAGCGCCGCGTCCTTGTTCGCAAACGACTTAGACACCCGCTTGCCGCCCTCATCCCAGCGGGCAAGCCAACGATTCCCCTTACCCCACCGGGGGCCGCGTAACCGCCGCCCGCCATCGGGGTTCCGTACTGTCCACTGGTCCACGACCTGTGCCATGATCGATCAGACTCCTCCCGAGTCACTACCACCCCGCCGGATGCCGACCGGCGGGGCGGCCTTCTGTCAGCAGACGTTCCGCTTCGCCGACGCCCACACTTCCGCCGCCTGCTCCGACGTCACCGACACCTGACCGTCCAGATCAGTCACCAGGTATCCGGCCGCCTGTTCATCGGACACGCCCATCGCGTCGGCAGCCTGGCAGGCCGACGGCGCCCACATGTTGATCGTCATCTGCTCGCCGTCCGTGAAGCCGAGCCGATCGAGCGTTTCGGAGAACCCCTCATCGACGGCCTTCGATTCGACGGCCTCAGCGTCGACGTCGCCGCCAGTGTCCGACGCTTCGACGTCGGTCGTAGCATCCACCGTCGGCACCGCCTGCCCGGACTCTTCCGGCGCCGCGGCAGTATCACCGCCACCGCTTCCACAGGCCGCGAGCACCGCGCCCATCGCAGCAATGGCCACAACACCCGCCGAGAACCTCACCCGCACGTCACTTTCCTCCTTCGTTCAGCCCGCCAGACGGCGAGCAGGTGGTCGCTCACTTCCAGTTCGTAGGCGATGGCCGGCCAGTTCGGCCCATACGCCACTTCAGCAATCCGAACCTCATCAGCCTCGATCAGGTACTCAGCGGCCAGCCGGTCCGCCTCACGTTCAGCACGCAGGTCCATCCAGCCAGAGCCTGTCGGTTCATCCCCGCGGTGCGCGTGTGCGAGCTCGTGCGCGAGCACCGATCGCGCTTGCCGGCGATTCATGCCGGGCCGCAGCCGGATCGTCCGTCGTCGGTGGCTATAACTACCGAGGCGCCCCGGGCCGGGATCGACGACTTCGATCCGCACCCGCATCGTCTCCGCAACCTTGAGCAACCGCTCCAACATCCCTCCTACGGCGTGAAATCATCCTCTGTCGTCTCATCTACCTCGCCGTTGAACGCAACGGCGAGGTCGTCACTTTCCACCAGCGAGTGGTCGCGTGGCGCGCGTTCGCCGATGTCGACGATGTTGTCGATCGGCGCGGTCAGGCCCTCGTGCTCGCCAGTCTTTATGCGCCGCACCAGCTCTTCGGCGAGCTCCAGGTCGGTCGCGTCGGACAGCGCCACCGTCCCGACGTGCGCGCGTACCTCTCCATCGCTCAGTACCCCCCACACGACAAGGCCGGCAATCGGGTCCGCGTCGTATGCGCGCGCGATGGCAATGCAAATGTCCGGCTGGCCGTCAGCGATACGACGGCCGACGGTCACGTGGTTCTTGCCGATGCGGTCGCCGATGGCGCGCAGCGACGCACCGCCGGTGACTTCGTCTACCCACTGTTGGTTACCCATGCCCCCATTATGGTGCATATTTGCAACACCCGCAAGGGGTATGACCTGCAATGTTGCAAATAGTCGCCGACACACCGCCGATCTATGTTGCACTTCCTCGCCACTATGGTTAGTGTTGTAACCACCACGGCGAAGGAGTGAACCACAGCGACATGGCAACCATCCGACTACGTGCAGACGTCCTGAAGAAGCTCCAGGAAATGCATGCGCTCAACGACTCAACGACCGCCCGCGCCATCGGCGTCGACCGCTCGACGCTGCACCGCATCAAAGACGGCGCCACCCCATCCGCCGGATTCATCGCAGGCGCAGTGCTCACGTTCGGCGTCCCCATCGAATCGCTGTTCAGCGTCATCGAGGACGACGCCACCAGCACCGCCGCATAGAAGAGGCCCGCCGGGGCTTCCCTCCCCGACGGGCCGTGACACCGAAAGGCAACCAATGTCAGCGCCCACGCTACCAACCCCCACCGACACCGAGAACCAGCTCGGCGGTGCCGCATGACCCTCCTGACCTACGCCGAAGTCGGCGAACGCCTGAACTGCTCGCCCTGGTCAGTGGCGAAGCTGACCCGCCGCGGCGAACTTCCCCGCATTGTCCTGTCCCCGCGCCAGCACCGCGTCGACGAGGCCGACCTGCACGCATTCATCAAGGACCGGAAGGAGTCGACCCGATGAGCACCGATCCGATCCGCACCGCGCAGCGTGCGCACCACGACCTCGACTTGGCCGCGTCGATGGCCCGGCATCCCGCGGGCCGGCGGCGCCCGTTCGTTCGCCCCGAGGACCGCGCCCAGCCGCGCCGGATAGAACCGGCCGGTAGCCCGGCCGACTTCGACCGGCCCACACGCGGTACGTACGCGGTCGCCGCTGTGCTGTCGCTGGTCGGTGGCGCGCTGGTCGGCGCGTGCCTGTACGCCGCGTTCGCCGGATGGGCGGGCCCGCTGTGAAGCCCCGCCGCCAGCTCAGCCGCGGCCAGCTGCTCGCCGATGCGATGGACGGCATCCCCCGCATCCTGCCCGAGCACCAGGCTGCCGCGACCCGCACCGTGTGCGCGAACGCCGACGGCGCCGACGACGCGCGCGAGCTGCTGGCCATGCTCGGTCTCCCCGCGGGCACCGCATGACCGGCTGGCCATGGGCACGACCACCTGAACCACCGCCGGACGAGTGCCGCGAACCGGACGAGCACCCGCACGAATGCGGCTGTGGCCAGCCGGACCCGGACGACGCCCGCGACATCTACCTCGACCTGTAGGAGCCCTACGAATGAACCTCACCCCCGACCCCGCCCGGCACGTGCTGCACCACCCCGAGCAGCTCAACGTCTACGACCTTTCCGGGGACACCGAGCGCGCCGGACGCCTCCGCAACAACCTGGTCCTCGACAGGTGGCTCGCCCGCACCTTCGACACCACCCTCGACGGCCTCCCCGCCTGCTACGACGCCGAGATCGTCGGCGACCCCGACAACTGGCCTAGCACCGGCGACCACGCACGGATCGAGGCCGCGGCATGAGCGACGACTGCGACCACGACGAGCACACGCACCGCTACATGGCCACCGCGGCGGAGACGGCCGCCGACGCTGACTTGGTCGTGGCGATCCGCATGGACCCCGGCATCGAAGGCGTCGACCTCCAAGCCGCCGAGATGTTCTTCCTGCCCCGCCCCGGCAGCACCGTGTCGATCCAGTTGGTGGTCCAGGCGATGCGCAAGGCCGCCGACCAGATCGAGGAAGGAGCCGCGCAGTGAGTCTGCTCCCGCAGCCGCGGCATGGCCTGCCCGTCCGCGTCCGGCCGATGCCCGACGACGTGCTCGGCTACCACCCGGACCGCGAGCAGGTGGCGGACACGGCGCTCGACATCGCCGACCGCATCCGCGACACCAGCCCGCAGCTTGTGAGCGACCAAGTGTGCGCGCTCGCGTGGTCGCGGCCCGGTCTCGCCGCTCAGCTCATCCTCACGCTCGCCGTGTGGTTGCCGATCGAGGACATGAACGGTGCCGCGCTCGCCGCGCAGGCGCGCCGCGTCGCGACGGGCGGTGGCCGATGAGCCTCCATGCCTATCAGCGCAGCCGCGCGCTGGCCGCGTCCGACGAGCCGTTCTACGCGCTGGTGATGGCCGCGATGCGCAAGGCCGACAGCCGTAACGCCGCCGCCCTCCAGGCCGCGTTGCCCGATACCCATGCCGAACTATCCGCCCGCTACCAGGCGCCCGGCGGGCTCCTACCCCATGAACGGACCAACGCATGACCGCCCCCACGATTGCCCCCGGCAGCCCCGAGTGGTTGCGCATCATCACCCCGTCCAAGGTGGCCGCGATCCTCGGCAAGTCGCGGTTCGAGAGCCCCTACCGGCTGTGGCACCGCATGGCCGGCAACCTGGCACCGGAGCCGCCGCGCGATGAGTTCACCGCAGGGCACGCGATGGAACACGCCCTCGCCTACCTGTGGAAGCAGGAAAACCCGCACTGGCGCCTGTCGCCCGGCGAGGTACAGGTGCACCGGCCCGCCGCCAACGGCACCCCGGCGATGCTCGCCACCGTCGACCGGCGCGCCGTGCGCGGCCGGTGGCGCCGCATCGTCGAGTTCAAGACCGCCCGCGACCTCAGCGTGTGGGGCGACGAGTTCACCGACGACGCACCCCTCGACTACTACCTCCAGGTACAGGCGCAGCAACTCATCACCGGCTGGACCGCACCCGCACACCTGATGGTGATGGGCCCCTACTTCCGGTGGCACACCTACGTCATCGAGCACGACCCGCTCGTCGCCGAGAAAATCACCGCCGCCGCCGTCCGCTGGCACCAAAGCCTCGAGGCCGGCGCCCCGCCGGAGCTCGACGACAGCGTGCCCACCTACCAGGCCGTCCGCGAGTTGCACCCGGACATCGACGGCACCGAAGTGCAGGTCGACCGCACGCTGGCCGCCGAGTACCTGGCGACCGCCGACGCGCTCAAGTTCGCAGAGAAGACGGCGCGCGGAGCCAAGACCCGGCTGCTAGACGCGATGGGCAACGCGCAGCAGGCCAACACCGGCGACATCAAGATCGCCACCCGCTACCAGCACGGCAAGGGAGTCGCCGTGCGCGGCAACACCAAGGCACTCACCGCACTCAACGAAGGGACCGCAGCATGAGCACCGCACCCGCAAAGACGGACAGCACCGCCGTCGAGGAAACCCACCCCGGCACCGACCTGGTCGGCACCGACGGCGACCGCGGCGTCTACCGCGGCGGCCCGTCCGCTTGGACCCCCGCCGAGCGCGACGAGCTGCGCGCCCTGGCCGGCATCGACGAGGCCAGCGACGGCGACCTCGCCATGCTCAAGAGCGTCGTCGACCGGACCGGCCTCGACCCGTTCATCAAGCAGATCTACCTCGTCGGCCGCAAGACCAAGACCGGCGGATACCGCGGCGAACCCGAACGCTGGGAAACCAAGTGGACCGTACAGGTCGGCATCGACGGATTCCGCGCGGTCACCAACCGGTACGCCGAGCAGCGCGGCCTGGACGTGGAGATCGGCAAGCCCGTGTTCTACGGCGAGGACGGCCAGCCCCGCCCGTTCTGGCTCAAGCGCAACGGCTACCCCGCCGCCGCCGAGGTCACTATCCGCGTCGGCCAGACCACCGCGACCGCCGTCGCCGTGTGGGACGAGTACGTGCAGACCAAGCGCAACGGCGACCCGAACAGCATGTGGGACAAGATGCCCACCGTCATGCTCGCCAAGTGCGCCGAGGCACAAGCACACCGGCGCGTGTGCAGCCTCAACGCCGGCATCTACGAACCCGCCGAAATGGCCCACATGGACAGCGAGCCCGTCCGCGTGCAGTCGCAGCGCGCCGACCGCCCCGGCAAGGGCCGCGCCGCCGCGCGCGCCGCACTCGGCATCGGCAACCAGCCGCCGACGTCCGACAGCGGCGACCAGCACGCCAACGCCGCCGAGCAGCCCGCCGACGCCGAGACCACCACCGCGGAGGAAACCCACCCGGCCACGCAAGAGCAGATCGACACCCTCATCCGCGAGCTCGACGCCGCCAACGTCACCGAGGCCGAACGGCCGAACTACGTGCGCGGAGTCGTGGGCCGCGAGGTCAACGGATGGCCGGACCTCACCGCGCGCGAAGTCGCCGACGTCATCGAGTTCACCACCACCGGAGAACTCCCGATCCGCGGCTAAGACGATGCCGCCCGTGTTGCGCCGGCCAGGGGATAGCCGACGCGCTGCGGAGGGCACCGCCCTACCCCGCCGACACGACAGGAGCCCGACCATGCCCGCGAAGTTCTCCAGCAGCCTGCCCGCCGACCGCTCGTTCAACGGCATGCACGCCATCGCCGAGGACATGACCAGCGAACCGCGCGCCATGCACTACGCGATCGTCGCGTTCGACACCAAGGACATCCGCCTCAACACCGACACCGACGAGGCCACCGCCACCGCCCGTATCCGCCGCATCGAGCCCATCGAGCGCCACGACGACCGCCGCGAAGTGCAACGCATCTTGCGCCGCGCCTACGAGGACCGCACCGGCGAGACCGTCCTGCCCTACGACCTGGAGAACGAGCTCCACGACGCGTTCCACTCCGACCCCGAGGACAACGACCACAAGTGAACGCCCCCAACGCCTACTACGCCGACGACCGGGTCACGCTCCACCACGGCGACGCGCTGGCCATCATGCCCACGATCCCCGCCGCCACCGTCGACGCCATCATCACCGACCCGCCCTACTCCAGCGGCGGCATGATGCGCGGCGACCGCGCCCAATCGACCACCGCCAAGTACGTCCAATCGACCTCCCACCGCCGCGGCACCGAGTTCACCGGCGACAACCGCGACCAGCGCGCATTCCACCTGTGGTCCACCCTCTGGATCAGCGAAGCACTCAGAACGATGCGCCCCGGCGGCATCATCGGCATGTTCACCGACTGGCGTCAGCTGCCCACCACCACCGACGCACTCCAGCTCGGCGGCGCCGTGTGGCGCGGAATCATCCCGTGGCACAAGCCCAACGGCCGCCGCACCCAGGGCCGGCCCGCGAACAACTGCGAGTTCTTCGTGTGGGGAACCAACGGGCCCCGCGAGCTCGCCGACGGCGAAACGCTCGACGGATTCTGGCAGCAGAACGCGCCCCGCGACCGCGTCCACCAGACCCAAAAGCCGGTCGCCCTACTCGAATGGCTCACCCGCGTCTGCCCACCCGGCGGCACGATCCTCGATCCGTTCGCCGGAAGCGGAACCACGCTCCTCGCCGCGAAGAACACCGGCCGCCACGCCATCGGCATCGAGCTCACCGCCCACTACTGCCAGACCACCGTCGACCGCCTGGCGGACCAGCCCATCGCCCTTGACCTGGCAGGAGCCGACACGTGACCTACGCCGACCACCCCACCGAGACGGACATCATCACCCGCCGCGCGCTCGCCGTGCTCTACGCCGCCCGCGGCATCGACCCGCACACCATCCTCGTCCTCACTGGAGGCCCCGAATGACCGCGTACACCGTGATCCGTTGCCGCGGCATCGGCGAACCGTCCACCGGCCGCACGATGCTGCACAACGTCACCGACCAGCTCCCCCGCGACCACTACAAGCCCATCGAGCTCCCCTGGTCCGCCGAATACGGGCCCGTCCCCGACCCGGCCGGCCAATCGTTCGACGACGCCCTCGCCGACGGCCGCCGCATGCTCCTATCCGCCATCCGCGGCGCCGACAACCCCGTGATCCTGCTCGGCTACAGCGGCGGCGCCATGCTCGCCGGAAACGTCGCCGACGAAATCGGCCGCGGCGAACACCCCGACATCATCGCCAAGCTCAACGCCGTCGGCCTGGTCGCCGACCCCGCCCAGCCCATCGGCCAGGCCGACAACGGCAGCTTCGGCGTCACCGGCAGCCGCGACATCAACCTCATCCTCACCCGGTGGGTATGGGACGAACGCGACCCGATCCCCTGCACCCCGACAAGGTCACCCCTGCGCACGCTCGCCGACCAGTCCGCGGCCATGAGCATCGCCGACCCGTACGCGTGGGGCGCCGACCTCATCGACCGGCTCCTACGCGCCAAGTGGCAGCCGTCCGCGTGGGACTGGCTGGACCTCATCGGCACCGCCCGCCGCTACAACCACGCCATCGACCAAGCCCGCTACTACCTCAACGGCGGACACGTCCGCGCCTACCAAGGCGCCCCATTCAACGGCCTCGCCCGATGGATCCGCACCACCACCGCACACCAGTAGCACCGCCGGGCCGGCCACCACGGCCGGACCGGCCCCCGCCCGAAGGAAGCACACCGATGGAATGGGTCGCACTGTCGTCGAAGTACTACATCGACCTCGACGACGACGGCATCAGCGAGCGCGCCGAGGTACTGCTTACCCGCGCGCTGGCCTACATGTCGGACAACGAGACAAGCGGCCACCTGCCGAAGGCAGCGCTGAAACGGCTCGGACTTTCGTCGGTCTACCGGCGAGTAACCGAGCTGTTGGATGCCGGAATCATGGTCGTTTCACAAGACTCGCTCGGCCACGAAATCGGCTACGACTTCCCCGCATGGTCAAAGTGGAACGCTCCACTAGAACGCCAGGTCAGGAAGAAGAAAGCCGACCGCGAACGCATCGCCGCCAAGCGCCGCAAGGACTCAAATGTCGCGCGACAGTCGCGTGGTCAGTCGCGCGATGTCGCGGCACCACAAAACAGAGACAGTTCTCTCTCTACTTACGTAGAGAGGGCGACTCACCAAGGTGACGCGCGCGAGCGAGAAGAGCAGCCGCGAGGACCAGCGGTCAGCGTCGACGGATGGAAGCTCGTCCGCGCCGCCATCCCCGACGAACACCCACAAGCAAGCCGCACCGCCCTCGCCCTCCACGCCGGGCAGTTGCTCAAGTCCGGCACACCCGCCGACGACATCAGCGCCGCCCTCACGTTGTGGCTCAGCAAGCCGCACCTCGGCCCCGGCACCCTCCCGAGCCTCGTCTCGGAAGTCATCCGCCAACGCGTCACCCCCGCCCGCCAGCAGCTCGACGCCGCCACCGCGAAAGTCGCCGGATGGGCCGACCTCGCTAACCAGCTCAACGCCCAGGAGGCATGCAAGTGAAGCCCGCAGAAGCCGCCCAGGTACTCGCCAAGTGCGCCTGCTTCGACCCGATGTTCAGCAAGCCGAGCGAAGCACTCAGCCGCGGATGGGCCGAAGCGTTCACCCGATACGGGATCGAGCTCAAAGACGCACTGGAGGCAGTCACCGCGCACTACGTCGAATCCGCCGACCGCGCAATGCCGGCCCCGCTCATCGCACAGGCACGCAAGCTCCGCAGAGACCGCGCCGAACGCGACGACGCCGACGCCCGCGCCATCCGCGAGGCCAAGATCGACGCCAAGATCGCCGCGGGATTCCACCGCCCGGCCGTGACCGGCGCGCAGAGCCGACATGAGCCGACCGGACCCACGCGCATGCTTGGCGGCGAGAAGTGACCGGCCCGGTGGTGGGTATCGATCCGAGTCTCACGGCCGCCGGAATCGCCGTAATCCGCCCGCCCGTAGGCAATCCCCCACGCGACGCGCCGGAAGCCGTGTCCGTTGGAACCAAGGGGCAAAGCGGCGCGCCCGTGGCCGTGCGCGCCGCCCGGATTCACGACCAGACTGTCCGAATCCTCCACACGATGCCCGCCGACACCCGGCTCGTCGTCATCGAAGCCCTACCGCCCCAGATACCCGGCGCCCACGGGATGCACGCCGAACGCGCCGCCCTCTGGTGGCAGCTCGTCGCCTACCTCAGCCGCCAGGCCATCCCCGTCGCCGAGGTTGCTCCCACAACGCTCAAGAAATGGGCGACCGGCCACGGCCGCGCCACCAAATCCCAGGTGGTCGCCGCAATGCGCGCCCTGTGGCCGCACACCACGATCCGCGACGACAACCAAGCGGACGCACTCGCACTCGCCACCATCGGCGCCCAACGCATCGGATGGCACACCCCCGCCCACGACCACCACCACACGCCGAACATCACCTGGCCGGAAGGAGCCGCATCATGACGGCCTCGTCATACGAACGAGATTCATTCTCAGGATTACGATCCATCTTCGACGCCACTACCGCCGCTCACAGCGCGACACTGAGCGAACCATTCATCGACAAGACGGTTCGCTATTGCCATTTCCTTCTTAGTTTGATCGCCGCGGTTCACTTTTACGCGCGTCCCAATGGAGAATCCGGGGCCAACAGTTTCGACTTCACGAGGAAGAAATCTCGTGAACATCCTCTTCGCCGACTTCCAGAAGCTGTACTTCTGTCGCCGAAACCACTCGTCCCACAAATCGCTAGAAGTTACCACGGGAAACCATTGATAGAAGGAATACCGACGGTCGCCGGCAGGTATCCATCGCAACAACACCCAACTGTCCTCAATTGGCTTTCCCAAGCGAAACACGAAACGCTTAGACTCACCCGGCATCACGACTCGTATATCTCGAATTTCTTCGGAATTACCAGGTAGCGCGTCAAGCATAACGATCGAGATGTTAGTCGCCATCGTTTGACCTAGGTTCGTTAGTTCAAATACATCAACGCGCTCTGTTTCGTCATGACATACATGATCCACCTCCCAAGCCACAGCGCTAATACGCCTATTCCTACGTACTTCATTTAGAAAAAGAAACAATACGCTCACAATAGAAAAGCAAAGCGCGCCGAAGGAGAACCAGTCCCCTGCCGTCATCTACCCCTACCCCTATTCCCGTAGATACAAATTCCCACAGCCACACACAACACTACTGATTGTAAGGACAGAACGTTGACCAAACTTAGCAGTCATGTAGGGCACCTCGAAGTGCGGCGCCTGGCCGAGGCTCTACGCACACTGCACTGCGCAGATGGCTTTGTCTACCACGGCGACGTTCTCGGCGACGAAGCTCTCGAGGTCGTCGCCGCCGCCATCATCGACCGCCTCACCGCGGCTGGCTTCACCCCGCCCACGGCCAGCAGCGCCGACGACGTCGACCACCTGCACATCGACCACCGCGGCATCACCGTCGGCGACTCCCCACTCGGCGCCCCCATCGACCCGGCCCCCGGCATCACCATCCACCCCGCCGTAACCGACGACCTACCCCGCGTCGACGTGCGCCTCATCGCACTCGCCGGCGTCAGCGTCGACGACGACCACGTCACCGCCACCACCAACACCGACGGCACCATCACCGTCCACGAAAAGGAGCCCCAGCAGTGACGACCCGCTGCGAAGTCTGCGATCACACCACCGGCGACGACACCCACCTGTGCACCAAGTGCACCCACGCCCTCGCCGACGTCCTGCACACCGTTCCCCGCCTGGTCGCCGACCTCACCGACGTGCGCACCTGGAAACCGAACACCGGCGACGGCACCGGACGCCGCGCCCGCGGAGACCACCCGATGCCGATGCGCCTGGACGCCGGCGAATCCATCGCCCGCCCCCACCGCGCCATGCGCTACACGATCCTCGCCGTCGCCGAAGCCATCGACGAGACCGGCCCCGGCACCCTCGACACCGACCTCAACGACCGGGCGCTCAACGCGCGCGCCGCCCAGATCCGCAGCGGCCGCGACCAAGACCCGGCCCGCATCACCGACGAACCCATCGGCGACCACGAACTCGCCGCCCTGTGGATCACCGACCACCCCCGCGAACTACGCTGCCACCCGCACGCCGCCCGCATGCACGACGACCTCCGCGCGACTGTCCGCGCATGCCGCGCCGCGATGGACCACAAGCGGCCGAACGTCTACCGCGGCCCCTGCCCCGCCTACGACGACGACGGCCAGCCGTGCGCCGCCGCACTCCGCGCGCCCCGCGACGCCACCGTCATCGAGTGCCCACGGTGCCGCGCCCAGCACCACTCCCGCGACATCGACGAAGCCAACCTCGAGCGCGCCCGCGACATCCTGGTCACCGTGCCCGAAGCGCTCCGCATGCTCGAAGAGCTCGGCCAGCAAGTACCGCGCAGCACCGTCTACCACTGGACCAAGACCCGCAAGATCAGCCCGCACGGCTACCGCCACGACGGCCGCACCACAGACCACCAGGTGCACCACCGCGACCCGGCCGTATACCGGCTCGGCGACATCCTCAACCGCGCCGCAACCACCACCAGCGCCGCCGCCTGAACCACCTCGCCCACATGGCCGGACACTGCGCAACACCGCAGGTCCGGCCATGTTTCCATCCCCGTCTGAGCTTGCTTATTTCTATACACTTCCTGTATACTTTAGTTAGAACGGAACGAGGGAAGGGCAACACCATGCAGATCACCGGACAGACCATCAACCGCAACGGCCGCAACTACCGCATCACCTGGGCAGCCGAACCCGGCCACGACGGCCTCACCACCGCGTTCGGCGAGAACAACCGCGGCACCGAGCTCCAGTTCTTCCTCCGCGTCGACACCACCGGCACGATCACCCGCCACGCCACCCTCGCCGGCGCCTGGCAGAACGCCTGACCACCCGGCCGGCCGCGCACCGCGGCCGGCCACCACGCCCCCGAAAGGCCCGGCCATGACCGACGCCCCCGCCGCCCCGCACGTCCCCGACAACGCCGAGCGCGCCGACTTCGCCCGCGACATGCTCCTCATGGCCCGCGCCACCATCGACGAAGCACTCGCCGAGCTCGACACCGTCCTCCCCGGCATGCCCATCCCCCTACGCGCCGCGAACCTCTGCAACCGCGCCGCCTGCGTCGAGGTACACAGCGCCGCCAAAGCCATCGTCAACACCAACCGCTAGGAACCCCACCCATGCGCCACCAGCAACACGCCGACACCGCCATCAACCACCTCATCGCCGCACGCACCGCCGCCCACCGCGCCGGAGACCAGCGCGCAGCCGACGCCTACACCACCGCCATCCAGAAGATCAGCCGCATCACCGACACCGTCAGCCCCGCCGCCTACCTCACCGCCGAACTCCACGGGCACCCCGCCGTCACCGACATGGTCACCCGCGCGCCCGGCGCCCGCACCATCGAACTCTGCGACGGCAGCATCATCAGCGTCGGCGTCAGCGACGGCCACGGCCACGACTACGCCATCGACGGCCGCCGCCTCGATTGGGTCGCCAGCGGCCCCGCCGCCGGCAACCAGCTCGTCGCCGAACACACCAGCTACGACGACCGCACCTTCCGCCAGTTCATCCAGACCGCCGCCGAAAACGCCCTCACCGCAGCCTGAACCACCACCGACCAGCGCCGGACCCGCACGCCAGCGGGCCCGGCGCGACCACGTTAGACTGCGAACGACAGCAGCACAGCTGTCTCCACCGCCCGGCAGCCCGGCACACCCCCCGTGCCCGCGAGCGCCAGCGGAACGCGGCCGGCGAGCTCCCTCCCGCCGACCGCGCCGCGCCGGACACGCACGCCCCACCCCCCCGGCAAGCGTGCGCGTCCGGCGCCCCCCTCAGCCCATGAACACACCCCGCGACAGCCGCGGCAACGCCAGCTACCGCCGCCACCGCAACGCCCTACGCGACCGGAAGCTCCCATGCTGGCTATGCGGCCAACCCATCGACTACGGCGCACCACCCCACCACCCCGACAGCTTTGAGGCAGACCACGCCTACCCCGTCAGCACCCACCCCCACCTCGCCGGAGACCCCGGCAACCTCCGCGCAAGCCACATGGCATGCAACAGGTCCCGCGGCAACAACGACGCCTACGCCGGCAGGTGGGTCAGGAGCAACGACCTATGACCACCACACCCACCGACGAGCCCGACCCGGTCATCTACATTCAGAACCGGACCCGCCGCGACGTGCGCCTGTTCAAGGTCGGCAGCGCCCGTGCCATCCTCGCCGACTTCACCCACGGCAAAGAAGCGTGCGTCTACACCTTCGGCCAGTTCAGCCTCGTCGACGCGCTTGCCGCCATCCTCGAAAAGACCGGGCCCGCCGACATCGACATCTGCGTATGGACCGTCGGCGCCGCCGACCTCCAACGCGTCATGCACATCGCCGACCCCACACGCGTCCGCTGGGTACTCGATCAGGGATTCCAGACCCGCGCACCCGAGTACCTGGAACAGATGCGCGACCTGTACGGCGACCAGCGGATCCGCACCATCCGCGCACACGCCAAGTTCATCACCATCGGAAACGACCGCTGGAACGTCGTCATCCGCACGTCGATGAACCTCAACCGCAACACCAGATTCGAGCACCTGGACGTCGTCGACGACCCCGGCCTGCACGCCTGGCACCGCGACGTCGTCGACGGCATCTTCGAGGCTGAACCCGAAGGCGACTACGAACCGAAAGGCCTCAGCGACATCACCGGAGTCCCCGACACCAAACCCCGCGGCATGGTCACCATGGGCCTCGCCCGCGTCGGCACCGCAGGCACCGGCAAGTTCGGAACCGGCGTATGACCACCCGCAAGAAACCCACCCCACCCGCGCACCTATCGGCCGGCGCCAAGCAGGCGTGGAAGGAAGTCACTGCCGCGCACCCCGACCCCGCCACCATCGTCGGACCCGAGCTTGAAGCGTATGCCGTCGCCATCGCCCGCCACCGCGACGCCGCCGACCGCATAGACACCGAAGGCGCCATCATCTCGGACGAGCGCGGCCGGCCGATCCCCCACCCGGCGTTCGACATCGAGCGCCACGCCCAGGCCGACATTCACCGGTGGGCCGAGAAGTTCGCCCCGGACGACTCCGATCCGCTGGGAATCTGACCCGATCCCTCTATCCGCGCGCGACCGGGGGCCTCTACGCGGGGGGAGGGCCCTCATAAGCCCCCCGGATCCGGTGGGCCCGTTGTTCCTGGTGATTGTAGCCCCCCTACCCCTCTGAGCGGCCCTGTGAGCGGCGTCAGGTGGCATAAGTAGCACAGTGACGGGCCGGGATTCGCTTGCGGCACAGGCCGTTTACGGCCGTGTTTCTGTCAGGCGTTGTCGCTGTTTTTTCGTCGGCCTGGTCGTGCGCCGCGGCCGCGTCCGGGCCGTGTGGCTTCCCACTGTTCGATGGTGCTGGTGTGCCATGCGGGCACGCGGCTGAGGACGAGGTCGGGCTCGGGCAGGTCACCGGCCTTGACGGTGCCGTCGCGTCGGCGTTTGGCGCTGGCCCGGTGGAATGCCCCGGCTGTTCCGCGTGTCCATCCGACGCGTTCGGCGAGCGCGGTCAGGTCGAGCAGTTCGTCGTCTCCCATGCCCGCAACCTTACAGGTTCCGTATACAGATAAGGACAGTGTGATGGCCCCACACAGGACCGCCGCGGCGAAGGCCCGCCAGCACCGCGCGCTGCGGATGCGCGTCGCGGGCGCCAGCTACGACCGGATCGCCGCCGACCTCAAGACGACACCGGAACGTGCCCGTGCCGCCGTGGTGGACGCGTGCGCCGACCTGGAGAACGACCCGCCGGAGATTGCGGCCCGCCTGGAACTGGAACGGCTGGACACGATGCGCGCCGGATTGTGGAAGGCCATCGGCCGCGGCGACACGAAAGCGATCGGCCAGGCCATGAAGATCGACGAGCGCCGCGACGAGGTACTCGCCGGCCTGGCACGCCCGGACGACCAGACCGGCCCGACCGTGGCCGAGCGTCTGCACGCCATCAAGACCGCGGCCGCCGACGACGCACCCGGCGCCGAGCTGTACAGCATCGACGGAGGACGACCATGACCACGATCGACACCGACACCGGTCTCGCCGCGTCGACGGCCCGCGCCGTGGCCCGCATGACCTGGCTGACCGACACCGACCAGGCGACCGTCGACCTGGCCATGCGCTACGCCCACCAGATCGACGCCGCGCTCGAGCGTGGCGGCCAGGACGCCACGAAGGGCATGCACTTGGGCCCGCACCTACTTCGCGCGCTGGACACGTTGGGTGGCACCCCGGCCGGCCGCAAGGCGATCGAGTCCGGCGACGATTCTCCGACCAGCGCGCTCGCCCGCATGCGCAGCGCCCGCCGAAGTGGCGCGTAAGGGCCGCACCGAGCCGCGCGTCTGGACTCCGCCGGCCCGCGAGCTGACGCCGGAGACGTCGCTCGGTTTCGAGGCCATCACGTTCGCCGAGGACGTTCTCGGCATCACCCTGTTTCCATGGCAGAAGTGGGTACTGATTCATGCCCTGGAGCTGAACGAGGACGGCAACTTCCGCTTCCGCACCGTCCTGCTCCTGGTGGCACGCCAGAACGGCAAGAGCACGCTACTGCTGGTGCTCACCTTGTGGCGCATGTTCGTCGACGAAGCCCCGCTCGTGTTGGGCACCGCCCAGAACTTGGACATCAGCGAAGAGCTGTGGCAGGAAGCGCTCGACGTTGTGCAGGCCACCCCGGACCTGGCCGACGAGGTCCCCGATTCGTCGGTGGTGAAAGCTAACGGCAAGAAGTCGTTCCGCACCCGCGACGGCCAGCGCTACAAGGTCACCACCGCCAGCCGTAAGGGCGGCCGCGGCCTGTCCGGCGACCTCATCCTGCTCGACGAGCTCCGCGAGCACGCCACGTTCGCCGCCTGGTCCGCCGTCACCAAGACGACGATGGCCCGCGCCCGCGCGCAAATCTGGGGCGCCTCCAATGCCGGCGACACGCTGAGCATCGTCTTGCGCCGCCTGCGAGCGCTCGCCCACCGTGATCTTGGCTGGCCGGACGGCGACGACGAGTCCGAGGCAATCGGGCTCGGCGCCACCGTCCTTGACGACGACGAGGACGACGACACCGCCGACGACAGCCTCGCCCTGTTCGAGTACTCCGCCCCGCCCGGATGTTCGGTCGCCGACCGCGACGGCTGGACCTACGCGAATCCGTCGCTCGGCTACTCGATCACCGAGCGCGCGATCGCCGCCGCCATGCGCACCGACCCCGAACCGGAGTTCCGCACCGAAGTGCTGTGCCAGTGGGTCTCCAGCACCGCCCCGGCCCCGTTCCCCGTCGACGACTGGCAGGCGACGCTCGACAACGACAGTCGGTTGGACCCGGCATCGGTTACGATTGTGGCAATAGACGTGTCCTGGTTGAGAGACCACACGTTCATTGCCCGCAGTGGCTTCCGCCGCGACGGCACGCCACACGTGGAGATCACCGCTTCCCGGCCCGGCACCGATTGGGTCATGGACTGGCTCGAAGAGCGCCGCGACCGCATCGACGCCGTCGTGGTGCAGACCAACGGGGCGCCCGCATCGAGTTTCGTCGACAAGATCGACCGCGCCGGTATCCCCCGCATCGACTGGTCCGGCGGCAGGCTGGGCCGCGCGCACGGCCTGGCCTACGACCACATCGTGAACCACACCGTGCGCCACTTGCAGCATCCCGGCCTGGACCTGGCCGCCGCCACCGCCTACACGAAACGGTCCGGCGACGCGTGGATCATCGACCGCCGGACGAGCCCGCACGACGCCGCCCCGCTCATCGCGTTCATCGCCGCACTGTGGGCGCTGGACCAAGAGCTGCCGGACGCTACGCCGATCAGCGCATACGAGGACGCCGACCTCGTATTCCTATGACCCGCAGGAGGAACGCCGCGTGAGCCTCGCAACATGGCTCGGCTTCAAGCCGCGCCCTCTCCCGGCTCCGCACGTGACCGCCGCCCCGATCGTCGAAGTGGTGCTCGAAGGGATCCGCGGTCAGAGCGTGGCGAACCTGTGGCGCGACCAGCCGCACCTGCGCACGGTGGTCGGCTATCTGGCCCGCAACATCGCCCAGATCGGCCTGCACGTCTACGCCCGCGACGACGACGATGGCCGCACCCGGCTCCGCACCGACCCGCTCGCCGAGCTCCTACGCATCCCGAACGCCGACCAGACCGGCTATGAGCTGCTGTACACACTGGTCGCCGACCTGGCCCTCTACGACACCGCCTATTGGGCAGTGGCCCGCGACGAGAGCCGCGGCGACGGCCGCTGGTCGATCCGCCCGATCCCGCCGACGTGGGTGGCCAACACCTACGGCAACACGGCGTTCGGGTACGGCGGCTACGAGGTCATCTTCCCGGAGAGCGACGGCCGGCCGATCCGAGTCCCCGCCAAGGACATGCTCGTCTTTCACGGCTGGACCCCGGCCGACCCGCGCCGCGGAACGTCACCCGTGCAAGCGCTCAAGTCGACGCTGGCCGAGCAGATTAACGCGCAGCTCTACCGCGACCAGCGGTGGCGCAAGGGTGCCCGCGCCGACGCCTACATTGCCCGGCCGAAGGACGCGCCCGAGTGGTCGAAGGAGGCGCGCAACAGGTTCGTGCGCGCGTGGCGCGACGCCTACACCGGCAACGACGGCAGTGACGCCGGCGGCAATCCGTTGCTCGAAGACGGCATGGAGCTCAAGCGCACCGGGTTCAGCGCCAAAGACGACCAGTACGTCGAAACGTCCCGGCTGAGCCTGGAGACCGTCGCGCAGGTGTACCACGTCAACCCGACCATGGTCGGCCTGCTGGACAACGCGAACTACTCCAACGTGCGCGAGTTCCGCCGCATGCTCTACGGCGACACGCTCGGCCCGACGCTGGAGCAGATCGCGCAGCGCATCAACGCGTTCCTGGCCCCGCGCGTCGCCGCCGATCCGACCGCGTACGTCGAGTTCAACGTCAAGGCCAAGCTCCAGGGCAGTTTCGAGGAACAGGCCGCCGTGATGCAGTCCGCCGTCGGCGCCCCGTGGATGACCGTCAACGAGGCCCGCGCCCGCGAGAACATGCCCGCAGTCGAGTCCGGCGACGAACTGGTGCAGCCGCTCAACATCACCAAGCCCGGTGCCACCGAGCCCATCGAAGCCGCCGACTAAACCCACCCGCCCCGCACCGCGCACGGCACCGCCGCGCGCGGCATTCCGTCATGCCTCAAGGAGGTCGACCAGCGTGACCGTGACCGTCATCGTCGGCCCGCCGTGCGCCGGAAAGACCACCTACGCCCGCAAGCACCACCAGCCCGGCGACGTGCTGGTCGACTACGACGCCATCGCCGACGCGTTCGGCAGCACCACCCCGTGGGACCCGCCGCCCGCCGTGGAGAAGGTCACCACCGCCGCCCGCAAGGCCGCCATCAAGTACCTACTGCGCCACCCCGACAGCGTCGGCGCGCAGATCATCCACAGCACCCCGAACGCCGACATGGTCGCCGAGTACGCCGACGCCGGATTCCGCTTCCACCTCATCGACCCCGGCGTGGACGAGTGCCTGGAGCGCGCCAAGACCGACGGCCGGCCCGGCCACTTCCCCGCGATCATCCGCGCTTGGTACGCCAACCCGCCCGCACTCCCCGACGCCGACGACGGCGAGAAAGGCCGGCCGCACATGTACACCAAGGCCAGCGCCGCCCACATCAAGGCCGGCCCCGACGACGGCCTCACCGACGGCACGTTCACCGCCTACGCGTCCGTGTTCGGCAACGTCGACAGCTACGGAGACGTCGTCATGCCCGGCGCGTTCGCCGACACCCTCACCGAGTGGAAGGCCAGCGGCAACCCGATCCCGCTGCTGTTCGGCCACAACATGAGCGACCCGGACTACAACATCGGCGCCATCACCGACGCCGTCGAGGACGACCACGGCCTGAAGATCACCGCGGCCCTGGACCTGGACGCCCCGAAGGCCGCGCAGGTGTACCGACTGCTGAAGGGCAAGCGCATCAACCAGATGAGCTTCGCCTACGACGTGCTCGACGCCGCCGAGGGCACCCGCCAGAACACCGACGGCGACCCCGTCAGCGTGTTCGAGCTCCGCAAGCTGCACCTGCACGAGGTGTCCGTTGTGCCCATCGGCGCCAACGACCAGACCGAAGTACTCGCCGTCAAGACGGCCCACCGACTCGCCGACCGCGTCCGCGCGGACGGCGCCGCCGGGCGCGTAATCGCCCCGGCCACCATCGACGAGCTCAAGGCCGCGCACGACGCGTTCGGCCGGACGCTCGCCACCATCGACAGCGCGAAGGCCAGCAACGACGGCCCGCCCGATCCCGCAAGCCCCGACGGGGGCAGCCGCGAGAAGGCCAGCCCGACAGTGCCCGCCGCCCGTGTCGACGCCATCATCCGCATCCTTGAAGAGGAGAACCGAGCATGAAGCTCAAGGAGAAGCGCGCCGCCGAGCTGGCCGCCGCCCGCACCGTCGTCGACGCCGCGAAGGCCGCCGCCCGCGACCTCACCGCCGACGAGAACACCACGATCGAAGAGCACCTCGCCGAGGCCGACCGGGTCAAGGGCCTCATCGACGAGCAGGACCGCGGCACCGACCTCATGCGGCGGCTCGAAGGCATGGCCCCGGAGTCCGACGCCGGCACGCCCGGCGCGAAGGACACCGGCGACGAACCGGCCGCCAAGTCTCTCGGCGACCACTTCGTCAAGCACGCCCACGACCGGATGGTCGAGCTGAAGGGCTACAGCGGCGCGTCCGCCGCGGCCCCCGAGTTCGTCAAGACCAACACGGACACGCACGTCATCGGCGACTGGGCCGACGGCGCGCCCGTGCTCACCGACGTCGACCGCACCATCGTCCGCGACTACCGCGAGCCGCTGGTCGTCGCCGACCTGCTGGGCACCGGCACCATCAGCGGCAACGCGATCAGCTACTTCGTCGAGGGCGCGCTCGAGGGCGAGTTCAAGAACGTCGCTGAGGCCGCGAACAAGCCGCAGCTGCACGTGAAGAACCCGACCAGCGAGGTCGACGCGCTCAAGAAGATGGCCGGATTCATCGACCTCTCCGACGAGTTCGTCGAGGACGTGCCGTTCCTGGTCACCGAAATCAACAACCGGCTGCTCTACGAGCTCCGCGCCCACGAGCAGCGCCAGCTGCTCCACGGCAACGGCACCGGCAGCAACATCAAGGGCATCTTCAACCGCGGCATCCAGACCCACGCCGCGGCCGACACCGCCGAGACCGCGCAGGCCGACGCGATCTTCCAGGCCGGCACGAAGATCACCACGGCGACCGGCATGTCCGCCGACGGAATCGTCATCAACCCGCTCGACTACCAGCGGTTCCGGCTCGGCAAGGACGGAAACGGCCAGTACATGGGCGGCGGCTACTTCGGCGGCGCCTACGGCAACGGCGGCATCATGCAGACCCCGCCGCTGTGGGGACTGCGCACCGTGGTCACCCCCGCGGTCGAGCAGGGCACCGTCCTGGTCGGCGCGTTCCGCCAGTCCGCGACCGTCTACCGCAAGGGCGGCGTGCGCGTCGAGTCGACGAACAGCGACCGCGACAAGTTCACCAGCAACATCGTGACGATCCGCGCCGAGCAGCGCATCGCGCTCGCCGTCCGCCAGCCGCTCGGCTTCGTCAAGGTCGACATCGCAGGTGATGCGTCGGGGGAAGCCTGACCCCCGGACCCGGCACCCTGCCCGGACCGGACACCTACCCGCGCGCTGAATAACCCCCACCGGCCCGGCCGCACACCAGCGGCCGGGCCGGCCCCGCACCCACATCAGGAGGCAGCGGCCATGCCGCTCTACACCGTGACCGTCAACGGCATCCCGCACACGATCGACGCCACCGAAGAGCAGGCACGCCGCTACCGCAACGCCCGCCCCGCCGACGACACCCACCCGGCGCCGGAGGCGAAGGCCCGCGCCCCCCGCAACAAGGCCCGCACGGCCCGCACCAAGGCCGCCAAGTGACCGAACCCGCCGCCGAGCTCCCGCCGATCATCAGCGCCGACGAGCTCGCCGACCTCACCGGCGGGGAAGTCGACGCCGACGACCACACCCGCCGCCAGCTCGCCGCCATCACCACCGCCATCCGCAACCGATGCGGCTGGCACATCGCCCCCGTCATCACCGAAGACCTCACCCTCGACGGCCCCGGCGGCTACGACCTCGCCCTGCCGACGTTGCGCCTGGAGGACATCGAGCAGATCACCGACGCCGGCACCACGATCGAGTCCCCCGAGTGGTCGAGACTCGGCAACGTCCGCAAACCCGACCGGCGCCCGTGGTCGACCCGCTACCAGGGCATCACCGCGACCATCCGCCACGGATTCGACGCGCCCGCCGACCTGGCACTGCTCATCGCCGAACTGGTCGCCCAAGCGGTCAACGCACCGGCCGGCACCGCGAGCGCCACAGAGAAGTTCGGCCCGTTCAGCTTCACCGGCGCCGCCGCGACACCGGGCGCCACGTTCGCCATCGGCGGCGCCAGCTTGCTCGCCGCGCAGTCCGCAGTGCTGGACCGCTACCGCCTGGAAGTCGAGCCCTGATGGAGAAGGTCACCCGGATCCGCCGCAGCCCCGGCGGCCACGACCTCAATGGCGACCCGATCCCGTCGACCGAGGACCGCAAGACGATGCGGGCCCGCGCCGTCGCCCCCGGCACCAGCAAGCCCTACACCGACGTCGGCCGCAACGGCGAAACCGTCGAGTACACCGTCTATTTCACGCGCGTCGTCGACATCGCCGACCGCGACCTCCTGGAAGTCCGCGGCCGCACCTACACCGTGCGCGTCGCCGACTGGATCAGCCCGTTCGGCACCGGCCGGCGCGGCATCGTCGTCGAAGCAACCCGAAAGGTCGGCTAATGGCCAAGCCCGTCCGACTGGACCGCCGCGGCGTGGGCGAAGTCCTGAAGTTCACCGCCCGCGACGCCGTCGACGCGCTCGCCGCCCAGGTCGCCGACAACGTCGCGGTTCCCGCGAAGTACAACATCCCCGCCGACGCTGTCACCGTCCGCCGCTACCGCACCGACCGCGGCGCCGCCTCGGTCGACATCAACCACAACGCCGCGACCCGCGCGCAGATCACCGACGGGATCCTCACCCGCGCCGCCGCGGCGGCCGGCCTCCAGGTCACGTCCCGCCGATGATCCGCCACCAGGACGCCGCGCTCGTCGTCAAGACGGTGCTCGCCGGCCGCATGAACGTCGCCGAACCGGACGTGACCGTCGGCGTCGCACTGCCCGACGACTACAAGCCCGCCAAGCACGGCGACATCGTCGTCGTCGCTACCGACGGAGGCCCGGATCGGGTCGCCGCCGCCTGGCACACCATCCGCCTCACCGCCTGGTCGGCCCGCCGGTCCCGCGCCGTCGAGCTCGCCGATACCGCCTACGCGCTCCTACGCACCCACAACGGCACCGGCGGCATGCAACGGCCCCGCCCCGGCACGTTGACCCTGGTCGACCGCGACCCGCGCACCGACGCCTACATCGCCGGCAACACGCTCACCGCGCCCATCCGGCCCCGCTGACCGGCGCCCGAATCCCCACCCGGCCGCGGGTGGACACCCCACCGCCCACGCCCACCGCTACCGCAAGGAGCAAGGCCCATGGCCAAGAACACCGACAACGCGAGCATCTACGACCTCGGAGAGGTGTGGATCGCCGACAGCCTGGACACCCCCGACCCGGAGCCCGGCGTCCCGTTCTACAACGAGGAAACCGGCAAGGCCCTCGAAGGCTGGACCGAGGTCGGCCTCATGGACGGCGACGACGGCATGACCACGTCCCGCGACCAGGACAAGAACAAGCACTACGCGTGGGGCGACATCCTGGTCCGCCAGTCCCGCCAGAAGTTCACCCTGTCGCGCAAGTTCTCCGCGCTGGAGGACAACCCGACCACCCGCAGCCTCATCTGGCCCGGCAGCACGGCGCGCACCATCGTCACCCCGAAGCCCAAGCCGATCAAGATGGCGTTCGTCAAGCACGACGGCGACGTGACGGTCCGCGAGATCACGAAGAAGCACGCCGAGGTCGACCTCGACGGCGACGTGAACGAGAACGAATCCGACCTGACCAAGTACGAGCTCGTCGCCGACATCTACCCGCTCATCAAGGGCAAGACCGGCGAGTACTTCAAGGTCGAGAAGTTCGACGCCGACGGCAACGACCTGCTGTCCGACGAGGACGGCGATGCGTCGGGGGAAGCCTGACGCCCGGTAGCGGCACGCTACCGGGCCCCGACACCATCCCGACCGCAGGACCGAAGGACTAGGCAATGGCCTACAGCAAGCAGACCTGGAACAACGACGACCCCGAGACGCCGCTCAGCGCCGAGCGCATGACCCACATCGAGGACGGCATCGCCGCCAAGGCCGAACAGGGACCGCCCGGCAAGGACGGCACCGACGGCGCGCCCGGCAAGCAGGGTGACCCCGGCAAGGACGGCGCGCCCGGCGCCGATGGGGCCGACGGCTTCCCGTCCGAGTCGCAGTGGAACGACCTGGTCGCCCGCGTCGACGCGCTCGAAGAGACCGCGGGCGCATAACGCCCGCCCCCGAACGTCACCCGGCTCGGTTACGTGGGGTGCCGGGCCGGGTGACCACCACCCCCACCAGCCCCACCAGAGGACCCCGCATGCCAGCCCTGCCCAGCGAACTCGACATCAACGCCGCCGCCCGCCGACTCGGCATCGCCAACGACGACGGCCGCGCGCACCACCGCGACCGCGGCCGACTCGCCGAAACGATTCTCCGCGCCGAAGCCGAGGCCGCGCACGCCGCCGACCACGCGGCCGAGCAGCAAACCCACCCGACCGCGCGCACGCTCGCCGCGCTGCACGACGACCTCGTCGACGAAGGCATCCCCGAGCCCGCGCGCACCGCCATCCTCGGCGCCGCCGCGCACACCCACACCGCCCGCCACGGCATCACCCTCACCGACGACTTGGAAGGCCCCACCCCATGAGCACCCGCGACGATGAGCTGATCGGCGTCTACGACGACGAGGCCCCCGACTACCGGCCCGGCCCCACCTACACGATCAGCGACGACCTGGACGACTACGCCGACGACGAGCCCGCAGCCCGCCCGGCGCCGCGGCCGCAGCGTCGCCGCGGCCCCAACATGGACCGCGCGCCCCGCCCGGCCGACCGCCGCCGGCCCCGCCCGCAGGTCCGCCGCGAAGCCGAGGGCGACGACACCGTACAGATCGACTACCGCGGCCACACCTACACCGTCCCCGCCGACCAGGACGACTGGAGCATCGACGCGCTCGAAGCGTTCGAGCGCAACCACGTCGTCGCCGGAGTCCGCGAGCTGCTCGGCCCCGAACAGTGGGCACGGTTCAAGGCCCGCCACAACAACCGGCGCGCGTTCCGCGGATTCCTCGACGAAGTGTCCGACGTGTTCGGGTTCGGCGACGCGGGAAACTGATCGGCCTCCTACGGCTCCTGGCAGAACAGCAGGACGCCGTGGAGGCCGACCTACACCGCTACTACGGCATCGACTACCGCGACAGGTGGCGGCGCGACACGCGCGGCCGCCGGAACCTCACCCTCCGCATGATCTGGGTACGGGTGCGGCACCTGCCCCGCGAGTCCGCCACACAGATCCACCTCAACGGCGGCCAAATCGCATGGGGATGGACCGAGTACCTGCTCGCCGACCTGTGGGCACTCACAGCCCGCAAACGTCACCCGCACCGGCCGACACCCCCGGCCCGCAAGCAGCGTGACGCCGCCATCGACCGCGAACGCCAGCGCCGCGCCGCCCGCAAACGCGCCCGCACCCGCCGTGCCCGCACAACGTAGGAGCCGCCCCCATGCCTAACGTCGGCTACGCGACCCTGAGCATCATCCCCGTCGCCAAGGGCATCGAGGGCAAGCTCGCCAACGCCGTCGGCCCCGGCGTCAAAGCCACCGGCCTCAAAGCCGGCAAGCAGATGGGCGACGCCGTCGCCCAAGGCCTGGACCAGGCCAAGGCACAGGTCCAGGCCGCCAGCGAGAAGCTGGCCAAGGCCCGCGGCAAGGAAGAGGACACCGCCAACAAGGTCCGCGTCGCCGAGCTCAAGCTCCAGGAGCTCCGCGACTCGGGCCGCGCCAAGGCATCGAGCATCGAGGCCGCTGAGGGCCGCCTCACCAAGGCCAAGCGCGACGCCAAGACCGCCAGCGACCAGACCGCGGCCGCCGAGAAGAAGCTCACCGCCGCCAACGACGACCTCGCCAAGGCCAGCGACACCACCAGCGACAAGGTCGGCCTCCTGCACAAGGCCACCGGCAAGGCCGCGGGCGGGCTCGGCACGCTAGGCGAGGCCATGGCCCGCATCCCCGGCCCGATCGGCGCCGCCGGCATCGGCATCAGCGGAATGTCCACCAAGTTCGGCGAACTCGCCGACAGCAGCACCGGCGCCCTGGTCTCCAAGGAGAACCTCGGCAAGCTCGCCGTCGGCGCCACCGCCGTCGCCGCCACCGTCGGCACCGCCCTGTACAAGATCGGCTCCAGCTTCGACGACGTCTCCGCGACCATCCGCATCGGCACCGGCGCCACCGGCGACGAACTCGCCGGACTGGAGGACGTAGCCACAAGCATCGGCACCACCATCCCCGTGTCGTTCGGCGACGCCGCCGACGCCGTCACCACCTTGAGCACCGCCACCGGCGCCACCGGCGACGACCTGGAAGCACTGTCCACCCAGGTCCTCAACGCATCCCGCCTACTCGGCGAGGACGCCGCATCGAACGCCGAAGGCTTCGGCAAGGTCCTCAACCAGTGGTCCATGGACGCAGGCCAGGGCGCCGACGCCGTCGACGGCCTGTTCAAGGTCACCCAGACCTACGGCAGCAGCTTCGGCAACCTCACCAACCAGCTCAATACCTACGGCAGCGTGTTGCAGAACGCCGGATTTTCGATGGAGGACAGCGCCGTCCTGTTCGGCAAGCTGGAACAGTCCGGCCTATCGGTCAGCCGCATCATGCCCGGCCTCAACAAGGCGTTCCGCGATTGGGCATCCGACGGCAAAGACGTCAAGGCCACCCTGCAAGAGCAGGTCGACGCCATCAAGAACGCCGAAACGTCCACCGACGCGCTCGCCATCGCCACCGAGCAGTTCGGCGCCGAAGGCGCCCAGCGCCTCACCACCGGCATCCGCAACGGCAGCTTCGCTATCGACGACCTGGCAGGTTCGCTCGGCGACACCACCGGCATCGTCGCCGAAGCCGACCAGGACACCCGCACGTTCGCCGAATCCTGGCAGATCCTCAAGAACAAGGGCCTGGAAGCCATCAAGGGCCCCGCCGAGAAGGTGTTCGGCCTCATCACCACCGGTGTCAACGCCGTCGCCGACTTCGCCGGCCAGAACGAGTGGGTCGCCGACACCCTCAAGACCGTCGGCACCATCCTCCTGCCCATGGTCGGCACGTTCCTCGGCATCGTCGGCGCCGTCAAAGCGTGGACGATCGCGCAGGCCGCCCTCAACGTCGTGATGTCGATGAACCCGATCGGCCTCATCATCACCGCGCTCGTCGGCCTGGTCGCCGGTCTCGTCCTCGCCTACAAGAAGTCCGAGACGTTCCGCAACATCGTCCAGGCAGCGTGGGAGGGCATCAAGACCGCGGTCTCCGCCGTGTGGAACGGATTCCTCAAGCCCGTGTTCGCCGCCTGGAAGGTCGCCTTCAAGGCGGCCGGCACCGCCGCGACCTGGCTGTGGAACAACGCCATCGTGCCCGCCTGGAACGGCATCAAGGCCATCATCAGCGGCGCATGGACCGGCGTCATCGAGCCGATCTTCGACGGCTTCAAGTCGGCCATCGACATCGTCGGCGACGCCGCAACCTGGCTGTATGACAACGCGATCAAGCCCGCGTGGGACGGCATCAGCAGCGCCATCGGCGCCGTGTGGGACTTCATCAGCCCGATCTTCGACAAGCTCGGCGCCGCGTTCGGCACCATCGGCGACATCGCCAGCAACGTCGGCGACGGCATCAAGACCGCGTTCAGCGGCGTAGTCGGCGTAATGAAGAAGCCCCTCAACATGCTCGGCGAGGTACTGAAGAAGGTCCCCCGCTCGATCTTCGGCTTCGACATCCCCGGCGCGTCGACAATCCACGATTGGGGCGAAACCCTCGCTGGCCTGGCCACCGGCGGCACCATCGGCGCCCGCCGCGACAGCCGCGGACGACTCACCGGCCCCGGCACCGGCACGTCCGACAGCATCCTCGGCGTCAACGGCCGCGGTATCCCGCAGGTCCGCGTATCGACCGGCGAGACCGTGATGAACAAGCGCACCAGCGACGCCAACCCGGAACTACTGGCAGCACTAAACGCCGGATGGGTCCCGTCGCCCGCGTTCCTCGCCGCGATGATCCCCGGCCTCAGCCGCGGCGGCGTCGTCCAGGCCATCGCCCAGTCCGCCGCCGACCACGGCATGGGACGCCAAGGCGCCGTGATCGGCACCATGACCGGCCTGGCCGAATCCGGGCTCCGCGTCCTCGCCAACCCCGCCGTGCCGGACTCCTACAACTACCCGCACGACGGCGAAGGCTACGACCACGACAGCATCGGCGTGTTCCAGCAGCGCCAAGCCGGATGGGGCACCACCGCCGACCGGATGGACCCCAAGCGCAGCGCCGACATGTTCTTCGACGCCCTGGCCGGCGTGCCCGGCTGGGAGACGATGGACCCGGCGCTGGCCGCGCAGGCAGTGCAGCGGTCGGCATTCAGTGACGGCAGCAACTACCGGCCCCACCTACCGGAGGCCGAGCGTCTGGTCGACCAGGCCGGAGACCTGCCCGATTCCTCGGAGTTCAACGGGCTCGGCCCGTCCGGCGATCTTCCCGGCTTCGGCGATACCGGCGCCGACCCGTCGACCACCAGCGGCGCCGCCGCCACCGGCGCCGCCTACGACGAATCCATGGGACAGAAGGTGTACGTCACCAACTGGCCCAGCAGCTACAGCAGCAGCACCGGAGGAACGGCGACGCTCGCCCCGGCAACCGGCACCACCAGCCCGGAGGCCACCGCAGTCGACGCCGACGACACCAAGGGCCCGCTCGCCCAGGCCCGCGGGTTCATCGACGACAACGGCGAGGACATCGCCGAAACGCTCGCCGGACTCGGACTCGGCATCACCGTCAACAACTACGGCCCCAACCCCGTCGGCGCGTGGAAACGCGCCGCCGACCGGCGCGTACGAAAGGTCAGGCTGTCCAACCGATGACACTCCCGCTGTACACGCCGACCACCGCGGGCACATTCTTCCCCGGCGGCCGCGCACAGATCATCCTCACCGGCCCCGGCGCCCCGGCCGGCCTGCCCGAGCGCGCATGGCACCTGTCCACCGGCGCGCAAGGCGTCGTCCACGCCGACGGATGGGGCGACATCGACACCCCGCCGACGAAAAACGTGTGGTGGCAGTCCGCAGGCCGGCCCGGCGCAAAATGGCTCGGCGCCGTCGTCAGCCCCCGCGAGTTCGACCTGCCCATCCACATCGCCGACACCGACCGCGCCGACTGGCCCACCGTCTACGCCCGCCTCATGCAGGACATCGACCACGAACATCCCGCCCGGCTGCACATCGTCACCCCCGCCGGCTACACCATGCTCGACGTCCGCCTCGGCGACGGCGGCATCAGCCACGAGTACGTGCACGACCCGGCGCTGGAGGGCATCGAGACGTTCGCCGTGCCGCTGGTCGCCGAACAGCCCTACTACACCGGTATCGAGGACACGCACACGTGGACGCCCGGCCGTACTCCGCGCCCGGTCCGCAACCGCGGCGACCGGCCCGCCTGGCCCGTCTACATCGTCAAGGGCCCCGGCATGCCGCAGCTGCCCGACGGCAACGGCCACAACACCGTCACGCTGCCCGCAGCGCTCGAAGAAGGTCAGGTCGCCCGCGTGAACACCGACCCGGACGAACGGCGCGTCGTCGTCAACGACGGCGAGAAACTGTGGCCGCTGGTCGGCCCGCAACGATTCCGCCACCCCGTACCCGCCGGCGGCATGCTCAAGCTCGGCAATCTGCGCATGCACGGCGCCACCGACGCCAGCAGCATCACCGCGATCATCACCCCGCGGTGGCGCACCCCGTGGAGGCCCGCCCATGGCCTATGAGACCGGGCTGGTCACACCGACGCCCGTCGACGACCCGGCCCGCCCACTCACCACCGACGAAGCGCTCGAGTGGCGCGACCGGCTCACCGTCCACGTCGACCACGATTACGAGCTCATCGTCTACACCCCCGACGGCGCGGCGCCGCTCGACGCCGTCGTCGGCTACAGCGAGGCATCCACGACGTGGGCACGGAACACGCCCGGCACCACCGACATCGACCTCCCGCACGATCACCGTCTCGCCGACGTGTGGGAGTCCGTACACCGCACCGTCGTCCCGATCCGCGCCGTCCACAACGGCCGCAAGTGGGATGGCCTGGTCACCGGCGCCAAGCTCAGCGGCACCGGCCCCGACCGCAAGTACCACGTCGAAGCGGTCAGCGTGTACGCCTACCTGGCCGCGATCATGGGACAGCCCATGCCCACCCTGCCCCTGTGGGTGCAGTTCCCGCCCGAGGGTTTCCTCGCCGGACCCCTACCCGCGGTCATCTACTACTTCCTGACCCCGAACCTGGACCGGCTCGGCATCCCCTACGCCGCCGAACCGTACGACGTCCTCGGCGACGCCACCAGCCCGTGGGTATCGCTCATCACCCGCGAGACGCCGCTCGACGAGCTGTTCGCCGACGTCCTCAAGAGCACCGGCAGCGAACTACGGGTCGAGTGGTGGCACCCCGGCGACCCGCAACCGTGGGAAGGCGCGAACCTCACCCGCTCCTGTCTGACGTTCCGCATTATCCAGCCCGAACGCCACGGCGGCTTCCAGCTCGGCACCAACACCCTGCTCGACGGCCTGGCCCGCACCATCGCCGAGCTCATCGCCGACGCCGCCGCCGGCCTACTCGGTGGCCTCATCCCCGGACTCGCCGAATCCATCTACGACGACCTGGCCACCTACGAAGTGCCCGCGATCGTCTGGCACGACGGCATGGCCGCCATCGAGGACGCCACCATCGAGTGGAAGCACCCCACCGCCACCACCGTCATCGTCGGAGGAAAGTCACCCGGCTGGATGAACAAGCTGGTATCCGGCGGCGTGGAAGCCGCGATCAGCACCATCCTCACCGTCGCCGAAATACCGATCCCCGGCCTGGCCAGCTTCGCCAAGAACATCCTCGACGACGTGTTCCTCGCATTCGAGGCACACACCGACACCGTCGCCGCCGAAGCGCTCGGCATCTTCCGGCTCCGCGAGGCATTCAAGGACGGAGGCAGCGCAGCGTTCACCCCCGACGCCGCGCAGGCCGCCGCCGCCGGCCTCTACGAAAACGCCGGAGCCGTCAGCGCGTCCATCAAGACCGCCGACGGCGTCCCGCACCACGTATGGCACGACTACGACCTCGGCACCCCCATCGCGTGGGACACGCGCGGCACGATCTTCGCCGACCGCATCAGCGAAGTCACCGTCGTCGACACCCCCGCCACCGGCGTCCAGGTCAAAGCGAACGCCGGAAGCGACGACCCCGACCAGGACCTCGGCACCACCCTCGCCGAACGCATCAAGCAGCTCGAGCGGTTCGTCAAGGCCGCCACCCTCAACATGCACTAGGAGAACCGCCATGCCCACCAAGCCCGACTACGCCGAACACGTCCAGTTCGGACCGAACAACAGCCCCCGCCACGGCGCCCGGATCCGCAACTGGCTCATCCACACCGAACAGGGCAACGCGAGCGCCGCCGCGCTGGCCGCCTACTGCCGACGCCCCGCCAGCCAAGTCTCCTACCACTACACGGTGCGCGACGGCGAGGTTCACTGCCCGGTGGACACCGACCGCGCCGCATGGTCAGTACTGGACGCGAACCCGTACACGATCAACGCGTGCTTCGCCGGCTCCTACGCCGAATGGACACGCGCGCAGTGGTTGGAGCGCGAGCGCGACATTGCGATCATGGCGTGGCTGGCAGTGCAGGACGCCCGCAAGTACGGCCTCGCCACCGTCGTCATCGCCCCGCCCTACCAGCGCGGAGACGGCATCAGCGATCACCGCTACGTCACCGACGCCCTGTACATCGGCACCCACACCGACGTCGGCGACGGATTCCCGTGGGACCGCATGCGCCACTACGTGGACGTCTACACCGGCGCCATCCCCGCCGAGACGATCACCCCGCCGCCCGCGATCGACGTCGAAGCCGAGACCGCCGCGGCGTGGATCGGCGAGCGCATCACCACCGGCGAGAACGAGTGCCCCGACGGCCGCGGCCGGTGGGCACAGTTCGCCCACGGCTGGATCTACTGGACCCCGGAGACCGGCGCCATCGCCGTCCCCACCCACCTGTTCGAGACGTACGCCGAGCTCGACTACGAAGCCGGGCCGCTCGGCTACCCGACCGTGAGGCACACCGTCCTGCCCGTCGGCGACGGCACCAAGGTCGGCGACGTGCAGGCATTCGAGCGCGGAGTCCTGTACCGCCGATTCGGCGAGCCCGGCTACTACGTGCACGGCGTCATCGGCGCCCGCTGGGCACGCGAAGGCTACGAGGAAGGCCCCCGCGGCTGGCCCACCAGCAACGAGCAGCCCCACGGCGCCGACGGTGCCGGCCGCATCCAGACGTTCGAGCACGGCGCCCTCGTCTGGCACCCGACCGGCGCCATCGAAATCCGCAACTAACACCCCGACACCCCCGGAGGCACACCCATGCTCGCCACGATCCGACAGCCCTGGTTCATCCGCCGCGCCCTCTACCTGGTGGTTGGCCTGGCCGCGCTCATCGCCGGCGCCACCGGCCTCGCCGACCCCGACACCACCGCCGGATGGGCCGACCAGGCCGGGCCCTGGATCACCACCCTGGTCACCTGGCTCGCCGCCGCCAAGACCGGCCCCGCAAGCGACCGGCCCCGCAAGGACGCGTGACCGGTGGCGGACCCAGCCGCGCTCATCGGCCTGACCGGCACGCTCGCCGCCGCGCTCATCGCACTGACAGGCACGATCATCAAGATCGCCGTCGACGCGAAACGCCGCCGCGCGCAGACCGGCCGCGACCACGCCGAAGCCGCACGTGCCCGCGCCGACGCGGAAGAGTCCACCGCGGCCGCCGCCCACTACCTCACCACCGCGGCGCACGAGCTCATCGAACCGCTCCGCAAGCAGGCCAACACCGCCACCGATGAGGCCCGCGCCGCCCGCGACGAAGCCCGCGACGCGCACACCACACTGCTCACAGTGCAACGCCAGCTCGCCGACCACATCGACCAGGACCGCGCGCAGAAAGAAGCCCGCGCCCGCGCGTACGCCGCCCACGCGCAGTGGGACCAGCAAGTCACCGACCAGATGCGGCAGGCCGGCATGACCGTCTCAGACCCGCCGCCGCTACACGAGACCCACGAATAGGAGCCCCCACCATGGCGTACGTGTTCGAGCGGAACTTCCGCATGAAGGTCCGCCTCAAGGACCTGTGGGATGTGCGCAGCACCGGCCTCGGAGTCATCGAGATGATCGGCGACAACGCCGAAATCGAGATCCCCGCCTACCGCGGCGAACAGGGCCTCGCCGGCCGCGACGGCACCCCGCCCAAGCTCCACGAGGTGGACACTGTCGACGATGTGCCCACCGACGCCGAGCTCACCCACGACATGATCGGCCACGGCTACCACGTCACCGGCAGCCGCGACGTGCACTTCGTGACCACCGCCCCGGCCGACGACAACGCGCTCCGTATCGAAACGCTCTACGACTGGCTCGGCACCCAGGGCGAGACCGGCCCGCCCCCGGAGTTCAGCATCGGCAGCGTCACCACCAGTGACGACGTTTCCAACGCGCAGATCGAGGAAACCGGCCCCGGCGCCTACGCGCTGCACATGACGCTGCGCCGCGGCCGCCAGGGAGCGCAGGGCAACCCCGGCCCGGCCGCCGCCATCCGCAAGGCCGCCGACTACGACAACACCCGCAGGCCCCGCGCCAACGAGGTCCCCACCTGGAACGCCGCAGACAAGCAGTGGCAGCCCCGGCTCCCCCGCTCCGCGATGGGCCCCTACACGCTCCCGCCGCGCAGCCTCAGCGACGCCCACGCCAACCCGCTCAGCGGCACCAAGAAAATCCTCATGGGCTCCCGCTCCATCCCCGGCCAGCCGTTCGACTGGCACCCGTGGGTCGCCGGACACGCCCAGGCGAACAGCGGCATCACCGCCCGCGCCGGAGTGGAAGTACGTATCGGGCCCGACGAGGACAACAGCGTCGTCGTCGCCGTCGGCACTGCCGTCGCCAATATGAGCCTCTACAGCATCCCCATCGCCCCGCACTTCGACGTGGAAGTCGACCCGGACAGCGATCACGCCCTCATCCCCGCAGGGCAGGAAACCGTGATGTTCGTCTACGGCGTTCGCACCAACAGCAGCATCGACGAATGGACCGTCCACGCCGGAGGCACCCACGTCGCCCTCCAGGTGATGCCCGCCTACACCGCCGCCGACGACGACGTCCCCGCGCCCGATGATGAGCGGCGCACGGTCATCGACGGGGGCGACGCGCAGGCATGAGCACCCGTACCGTTGCCACCGTCCCCGGCATCGACCCGGCGCTCGCCCGCGAGTTCGCCCAGGCGTTCGCCGGCACCAGCGCCCTCCAGGACGTCATCGACACCATCGTCGGCGCCGCAGGCAGCGCCCTCGAAGACCTCGCCGATTGGGTAGCGAACGTGCCCGACATGATCGGCCGCATGGTCAACCAGGTGGTCGACATCTTCAACGGCCTGGTCGTCACCCCGATCAACGACGCCATCCAGGGCGTGCTCGATTGGTTCCGCGGTCTGCTCGGATTCCGCCAGGACACCAGCGAACAGGTCCAGGAGACCGAGAACACCGTCAACAACCAGGGCACCATTATCCAGGGCATCAGCGATGACCTTGTCGACAACGCCACGCTCGCCGACGTGCCGAACAACCTGCCCATGTGGCAGTCGTTGAACCCCCTGGAGGACCCGTCGTTCCCGCGGGTGATGCTCAACCGCGGCCAGAAAGACGGCGCCTGGTACCGGCCGGCCGCCGACCGCATGGAGCTCGCGTTCATCCGGCCCGCCCGGTCCCGCAAGTACAACACGATCGGCTGCATCGTCGACAACAGCGAGGACGCCACCAGCGACGCCTACCTCGCCGTCTACCGGGTAATGGAGGACGGCGCCCTGGACCTGGTCGACGTGACCGGCAACATCGCCGACACCATGACCGCCGCGCGCAGCGAAGTCCGCGTCCAGCTCGACGAGGACCTCATGGTCGAAGCCGGAAGCTATATCGCCGTCGGCATCCTCCAGACCGGCGGCACCACCCGTTACCTGGCAGGCCTGGACGACGAGAACGTCGCCGTGCCCGTCGGCACCTACCCGCCGAAGATCAACGCGCTCAGCGCCGGAGGCACCACCAGCCCACCCGACACGATCACCAGCGGCGAGATCGACTTCTCCCAGTCGTGGATCCCGTGGGTGTGCTTGGGCGAGTCGATCCCCGACACCGACGAGCAGCCCTTGTCTTATCGGGACACGTTCGACCGGCCCGACGGCGGCCTCGGCCACGATTGGGCAACCCGCGGAAGCTTCCGCGTGCTCGACCGCAAGGCCCAGCTCGGCGCCAACCCGTCGGGCGGATTCCACACCGCCCTATGGGTGTACCCGCTGCACCGCGACGACCACCAGGCGAGCGCCATCGTCGCGAAGAACGACACCCTCCAGGCGCCCGGATTCGTGATGGTCCGCGGTAACAACAGGTTCACCCGCGGCATGATCGCCTACTGGATTCAGCGCAGCAGCGGATCGTGGGAGGTCGGCCTGAACTACGCGACCGGCATCAACACCTACGGGAGGGCATACCCGGACACCCCGGCCGTCACGTTCCCCGCGAACAGCCGCGTCACGCTCAGAGCAATCGGCGACCGCTACATCGTCACCGTCAACGGCGAGGAAGTCATCGAGCACCGCGACACCGCCGGCCATGTCCCCATCGGCCCGGCCAACAGGTTCGTCGGATTCGGACTGTGGGCGAACCCGGCCGGACGCTACGGCGCCCCGCTCGAAGAGTGGTCCGCCAAGGACCTCAACCGAGAGTTGCTCGAGTACCCGGCCGAGGACCGCTACCCGAGCCGCCTGACCTACCCGTCCGCGCCCGGCACCGGCACCGGAGGCGGCAACAGCGACGGCGACGACAACACCGAGAGCGAGGACTAGCGATGGCCTACGCCCCGCAGCAGTGGCGCAACGGCATCGAGGGCGGCACCCCCACCTCTGCGAAGCGCTTCAACCACATCGAGACCGGCATCGCCGACGTCGACGACGCAATCAGCGACCTCGAAGCAGCCGTCACCTACCTCAGCGACACCAAGGCCCCGCAGGACCGGAAGATCACCGCCAGTACCGGACTCACCGGCGGTGGCAACCTCACCGCCGACCGCACCATCGCCGCCGACTTCGGCACCAGCAGCGGCACCGTCTGCGAGGGCAACGACTCCCGCCTGGCCGACCAGCGCACCCCCAATGACCGCAGCGTCAGCCACACCAAGCTGACCACCGACCTACGCGGCGACGTCGAAAGCGCCCTCCGCTCCGACGACGCGCGCATCCTCCGCATCATGGAACCCGCCGACTACGACGCGCTCGGCGCGAACACCGACCCGAACACCATCTACCTCGTCTACGAGGACTGAGCCGTGCCGATCTACCAGGACGACCGCACGTTCGAGCAGATCCAACACCGCGGCCGCCCCATCGGCGCCATCTACCACGGCAACCGACTCCTGTGGTCCCCCGGCGGCGTCGTCCACGCCCCCAAAAGGCGCTACTTCGGCACCCCCGGTCGCTACGCCTACCGGGTGCCGTCGTGGGCCGGATACCTCGACATCATCACCCTCGGCGGCGGTGGCGGCGGCGCCAACGGCAACAGCGGCAGCGCGCAGGCCGGACACGGCGGCTACGCCGGAAAATGGTCCACCGTACGCATCGACGTCCGCGACCTCACCGAACTCAACCTCGTCGTCAGCGTCGGATGGGGCGGCGCGAAACCCCCCGAAAGCGCGGCCGCCGGAGGCGGAGACGGCCAAGGCACCGTCGTCCTCTACAGCAACCAGACCGACCAAGTCGCCGGAACATGGGCCGAAGGCGGCAAAGGCGGCTACGGCAACGTCACCACCAACGCCGCCGCGACCGGCGAGTCCAGCGGCAACCGCACCTTTCACGGCTCGACTTACACCGGCGGCACCGGCGGCACGAACAAAGACAACAACGGCGGCGGCACCGGCGGCCGCGGCTCAGGAGGCGGCGGAGGCGCAGGCGGCATCTTCGGCGTCTATTGGTACGGCGGCGCCGGTGGCCCCGGCGCCGCATGGATCACAGCACGCACACGACGCAGCGTAGAAAGCGAGGGAGCATGAGCACCCAGGCATGGCCCGACACGTTCACCATCAAGACCCGCCGCGACGACGGCACCGCATGGGCCGACTACAACCCCACCCTCGAACAAGGCGAACCCGGCTTCGAGACCGACACCGGACTGTTCAAGATCGGCGACGGCATCGCACAGTGGACCGAGCTCCCGTACACGACCACCTCGTTCTACAGCGCGACCGAGGCCGCGCGCCTGGAGCTAGACGCCCGCATCCCCGGCGCACGGCGCCACACCATGAACGCGAACACCACCATCACGATTACCGACCCGCCGAGCGGCTACGGCGGCAACATCACCGTGGCCCTGGTCCAGGACACCACCGGCGGCCGCACCGTGACGTGGCCCGATGGCATCCGCTGGCTCAGCGGCAGCGCGCCCACCGTCGACGCCGATCCCGGCGCCATGACCATCATCCAGCTCCAGTGGTTCGGCGAATGGACCGGCCGACATCTCAGCTAGAGCGTGACTCCCGAATAAAAATGGCTCCATCCGCAACACTGGGCATCGTGTCACGTACCGAGTTACAAACTCGGCCAAGGCTCGTGAAGTTCGGGGTAGGGCAGATCGCCCCGGCTGTAAAGGGTCAGGTACCGACCGTGCCAGAATCCAGTGTCCGCCTGCTGATCTGCGGCCCACTTCACTAGGAAGCCCACAGGACCGACTGACAGTTCGGTCACATGGTCTACGACGATTCCACGTGATCGACTTGCGGTCATAATGTGCGGCCCGTTGGACAGGATCTGTATGGATCGGGCGTCGTCATCCCTCGCGCGCATCCGCGCGGCCCGTTCATGAGAGTAGAACGCTGCCATTTGGATGGACCGCGAAGACTCGTCCCCGTTCAGGTAGGCCAGTAGGTCGGACGGGACAGCAAAGTCGTTGGCGGCGATCTTGCACCCGAAGTGCTTCAGTACGTACCGCGCAAGTTCAGTCGCGTGGGTGCCAATGGGCTTGGGGAACACATCCCGGAAGTAGATACGTCGGGCGTCGGCAAGGGAGTCCCAGTTGGCGTGGACGTACTGACTAAACAGATCCCAGGCGCGGTCGGAGTCCTGGCTTCGTGCGTTGTTGCACTCGGCGCACAGATTCGGCCTGAACTTTGCAAGGTCGGAGTTTGGACCCTGGACGTGTTTGACCTGCATGCCGTCCGTCCAGAGAACCTTCGTCCCTGACGTGAACAGGCCTTTGAGGTCCACGCGTTTGAACTTGTGTTCCCCGGTCAGTGTGGTGTCGCCGCACCACCAGCACTTCCCATCGAACGGTGTTGAGTACTCCGCCACCTCGTCGGCCGTGCGGTAACGCTGACCATGTTCGTTCTCCACAGCACCGTCCCGCTTCTTCCATATCAGTTGGACCTTCGAAGCTTATGTGTACCGACCGATGCCGCGCGGCCGCCTGGCGGTATCCACTCCCCCTCCTCCGCTTTCCAGGAGGAGGATCATTTCGCCAGGTGCATCCGAGAGAGATTAGGAGACACCTCCTAGGCCACAGCAGCCCGTTCACCCGCAGGCTGTGGGCAGTGTCAACTCGTGGAAGCAATCGGCTCGGCCAGTAGCTTCGTGAACACCTCCCGCGGGGTGAGGAAGCCGAGTACCGCGCGTGGCCGGTCGTTGAGCTCGTCGGCGATCGTGTCCAGGTAGGGCTGGTGGTCGGTGATCTCGATGCCCTTCGGCAGGTACTCGCGGATCAGCCCGTTCGTGTTCTCGTTGGTGCCGCGCTCCCACGGCGAGTGCGGATGAGCGAAGTACACCTTCAGGTCCGTGGCCGTGGTCAGCGCGGCATGCCGGGCCATCTCGGTCCCCTGATCCCAGGTCAGGGAACCGAGGATGTGCCGGGGCATGCCGCTGACCGTATCGATGAGCACATCTGCGAGGCCGTCGGCGTTCTTACCTGCGGGAAGACCGCAGATCAGGGTGAACCTGCTGGTGCGCTCGACCAAGGTGGCGGCCGCGGACTTGCCGCCCTTCCCGATGATCAGATCGCCTTCCCACGATCCAGGAACCCTGCGGTCGGAGGCCTGCTCGGGCCGGTCGTCGATCGAGACCATGCCGACGATCTTCGCGCCGGTGCGCTCGCCGAGCGCCTTACGGGGCTTGCGGCGGGTGCGCTTGGAGCGCAACAGGATCCCGGACTTGGCGAGCTCGCCCTTGGGCAGCGCGTAGATCCACTGGTAGATGGCCTCGTGTGAGATGGTTCGGCCTCCGGCGTCAGGGGAATGCACCATGGTGTCCACGCTGTCGTCGGTAGCTTCACGGTGCAACCTGCCGGCGATCTGGCGGGGCGTGCGTGAGTGGCGCAGATCGGTGCGGACCCGCAGCTCAAGCTGCGGGTCCGCGTCGATCTTGCGGGTCTGTGGTCTGCTACGGCGCCCTCGTGCTGCGCGGTCGGCGGCCACTGGCCGGTAGCCGCCGGCCGCGCTGGCGTTGCGTTTGCGTTCGCGCCAGATCACCGTCGGGTTCCGGCCGATGTCCTCACCGATCTCCGCGTCGGACAGACCGGCCTTGATCCCGACCGCGATCTGCACTCTGTCGTCCAGCGTCAGCTGCCGCCGCCCCAA